ATTTAGCATATCAGAACCAAGTCTTACGCTCGTGTCCCTTGGGAACAACTTTACCGAGCAAGATAGTGAGTAGTCCATCCTCAAACTCTACAGTACGGATTTCTGTGTCATCAGATAGTGTCCAGACACGAGTAAAACTCCTCTGTGCTAGACCTTTATGGACATAAGAAGTAGAAGACTCTGTGTCCTCTCTCTGCCCCTCTACAAACAGTTTTCCTGCTTCTGTATATACATTGACCTCTGCCTTCTTGAAACCTGCTAGAGCGACTTCTAGGCGTGACTCAACCTCACTAACCTCTACGAGGTTGTATGGTGGATAGTTTTGTGTGGTCTCGTGTAGATTATTGACGACACGGTCAAAGTAACCGTCCATCCCAATGCTATTGCGGGTAATTCTATCTAGAAGTTGATCTAGATTTGCCGCGTTGTACTTTGCTAAACTTCTCATCATGGTTCTCCTTAAATAAGCGAGTGTTTAAATGTCGGACCCGAAGCATCCAACATACTAATTATAACAGTTCATAAAAAAAGTGGGGTAGTAACAACCCCACAAATTCTATTCTGTTTTCCGACCACCGATATTATACTTTGGTTCTAGTAACCATTCTTCCTTCTCCTTATAGGATAGGACTTTGATCTGATTCAGTGGAGCAACCTCCAGAATCTTCTCACTATCACACACTTCAACTAGATTCCAATCAGATAAAAGTTTAGTGATTCTATTACGACGCTGAATATCATTCAGTGTGATATTAGACTTCTTACCGTCCAGAGCAAACAACTCCTTAAAGTGGACGATAAAATACTTCCCTTGTTTATGAAGTATATGGCACGACTGATATATCTTTTTTTCTTTCCGTGAAGCAACACCAATACGGGTGAGTGTTTCACGGACTTTCAAGAAGTCATCAGGATCTGATAGAAGGATCTCTACCATCTGAGAGGGTTCCCAGAATACTATTCCCTTTTCGTCGATGAGCATTTTTGGGTCCCTCCCTTGTCAAGTTTTCCATGAATAAAGTTGATTTGCTCAGTGGTAAGAATGTTAAGTGCTTGCTCTGCTTTCTCCGTAGAGAACCCGTAGTATTCACGGACAGCAGCAATGTTTTCCACCTTATCCTTTCTTAACCAGGGAGAGAATCTCTTCCTCTTCCGTAAACTATTTAGGAAGAAGTCATATTGTAACTTATGGTCAAGTTGTGGGTACTTATTCATTTCATTGGCAAACATGAGGGAATCTGTTTGCCCTGACAGACATTTGTTGACGATGAAAGGAGGATACTTACCTTCGAGGTCTGGATCCTCGTCGATAATATTCTCCTTTGACATGTTGATACTATTCAACCAATCTTTCAAATCCATAATCAACCACCATCAATAGCACATCCAATCATACTACCTACAAGGAGTCCAGCAGGGATTTGCCACAGGAGATTGATTGGGTCACCATTACCAACATAGTGGTTAGCAGCAGCAGCGCCAGCACCACCAATAATACCACCAGCGATAGTTCCTTCCATACAAGAGTTTTCAGGGGGCACAGCAGCGACAGGGGCAGGTGCAGGAGCGGGAGCGGGAGCAGGTTGTACTACAACCACCGGAGGTTGTTGGACCACAGGAGCAGGTGCTGGTTGTTGGGCAACTGGTGCCGGAACAACTGGCATCATACCAGGTGTTGTTGGTGGTGCTGCCTGTCCAAACTGGGGGTAGTATTGACCAGGAGGAGCGGTGTGCGTTGGTGCTGGTTGTCTACCGGGGTAAAGTAGGTCTGCAGCAGCATCATAACGACCAGGGTTAGCATTAGCAATAGGAGCAGTGATGGCAGCAATAGTAGCAATTGCAAGGAAAGATTTCATAATAATTATTCGGGGGGAGTGAAGTAGTCAAGTGTACCACGGTCGATAGACCAAGAGTCGGCACCTGATGTTGCGGGAGCAACTTGTGGTGCTGGTGTGGTGTTCTGTCGAAGGTCTTTTGGTTCTCCCGTAAGACTTTTCATAATAAGCAAAACTTCGAGCATCAGATCAGTCCTTCTTCCTGTAGGTAGTGTAGTGTGTCTTTTAGACCTCCAATATGATTATAACCGATAGCAACCTGAGGGTAGTCAGCATTGTTACCAAACTCATCATTAAATTGTGTCTGGGTAAAGTCTTGACCCAGTTGGTATTCTAGAAATTCACCACCAACACTCACTAGAAGTTGTTGGATACGCTCACATTCTTGACTACCGTCGCCATAAAGTACAATAGTTTCCATTAGAACTCACATTCGATCATGATTTCAGTTAGACAGGCAAGGAGATTGATCTCTTGGTCTGCTACAAAAGCACCTTGATACTGATACTTAGCAATGATTAGCACAGCAGCAGCAATGTTGGACCCCTTCAGATGAAGGTACAAAGCATCGTAAATCTTACGAAGAATTGTATTTGTATCATTATCTAGATTAGATACAACCCACTTACGAACCTCAGGGAAATTCTTCTCCTTGAGGTTCTTCATCAGGTCCTCGGTCTTGACCTCACTGAATGTAGCGAGGATACCAGAGTCAATAGTACCACTAGAAGAGTAACGCTGAACCTCGTTAAGCACACGACGGAAGTCAGGGAAGTGCTTATTGATTAACTCGGCGACGACTTTCTTATCAGCAGACACCCTCTCCTTGTCCAGGATATTGTTAAGTCGTTTGAAGAAAGAAGCAGCGAGTGCGGACTTATCTTTTCCTTTCGCGGAAAACTCGACCACGGCGCAACGGGAGTGGAGAGGTTCAATGATCTTGTTTTTATAGTTGCAGGTGAATATGAATCGGCAATTCTTATAGAATGATTCAATGTTCGCCCGTAGGAGAAGTTGGACATCGTTTCCTGTGTTGTCTGCCTCATCGATGATGATGACTTTGTGCTTTGCCTCAGCAGTCAGAGACATAGTGGAAGCAAAGTTCTTTGCTTGGTTCCGTACAGTATCTAGGAAGCGACCTTCATCGGACCCGTTGATAACATAGTAGTCAGCACCAATCTCATTACACAATGCCTTGGCAATAGTAGTCTTACCAATGCCAGGGGGACCTGCTAGGAGGAGATTAGGAATCTCACCCTTCGCTACAAACTCCTTGAATGTCGCTTTGACATGGGCAGGGAGAATACAATCATCAATAACCTGTGGACGATACTTCTCGGTCCATAGAAAATCAGTGCGCTCACTCATAACAAAAAAATAATAGTGTGGTCAGACTCGGGAGGTGTTTATGTATTCAGTATAGCATACAAATGCTTCAAATACCATTTTCTCTTTTGATTGTGTTAATCAACTTGCGTATAATGAAAGTTGGACACTCACTAGACTCCTCCAGAGTAGTGGGTTTTTTATCCTCAATAAGGGGTAATACTTTCGTCAACTCACGGAGTATCTCAGAAGTATAGTAATCCTTACATATAGTTTTAGTCCAAAAGACAACAACATCTCGATGTCCCTTTGTGACTTCTGCGACCATATGGTCAATACCAGTTTTATATGTAATTGAACTGCCCGCAGATAGTTTGTATTTTTTTACTTCACCATCAATCAATAGACAGAGTTCACCACCTTCATATTCATCTGGTTCATTTAGAAATATAGTTGTACTATAGTGACCAGACTTTGCACTGTCGTGATGTGGTCTATAGTAACCACCTTCTTCAGTCCTACTGATTATTGGATCTGTACTGCTACTGGGGAGAGTGAAATTACTAAACTCATCGTGCTCACCCAAGGATGAAAGAATATCAACCATCAAATGATTGATAAAATACTTCGGCAGTAGTGCTTCATTATTATTCTTTCTCAGCAATGGAGTATCATTCAGCAGCGGCAATATACTTTCTGTCCCACAGACCCATTCACATTCATCATTATCAATAAATTTATATATTTCCTCCAGTTTATTCTTGTCTAGGAGGTTTTCAATAAGGATATAATTATCCATCTATACCCACTCTGGTTTACGATCGGGGATGCGTAGATAGTTAGTCGCTACCCATGGTTTAGATGCAATATACATTTTGTATGCTGTGAAGGTGTCGATAGAGTCATCGAACTTGAATTCTTCGGGCATAGCACGGGCGAAGTCAGTCGCCATAGTATAGCAAGTAATTGCTTTTTCTGTTGCTAGATGGAATAGTTTTTTTGCTTCAAAGAGTGTGTTGTTGCAGGAGTGAATCTTTCCATACCTTAGTTTATATTCAGAACACAAGGCAATGCCGTGTGCAATCAACCAGGCAGTGTTGTAGTTATTTTCTGCTGCCCACTTGGTTGATG